AAGTCGATGATACAATTGATGTCGGTCGAGAAACTCAAAGCGAAGCACTTCCTCTGTCCATTTGAACACTCCTCCGCATGGAATATATGCCAAAACATGGTCCGATTCCAGGCTTTTGAACGTTTCAGTATACTCCCTTACGAGCGTGGCGTAAGCGTAGGCGCCGTGTGTCCAAGAGAGCCTGCCCTTTAGGTCAACCGGAAGCACCTAGAGGATGTCGGTATGGCGGGTCGTCTGATAGAATTGTTTCTAAGAGACTTCCGAAAAGACATTTGGCTACTGGAAGCACAATAGGCTATTAATCGGCTACTCGTAGCCATAATCTCAAGTGTAACATACTGATTGACGGTTAGACTTAGATAAACACCGGTTCCGTCACCAGCGGCTTCAGGGAAACGGTTTCCTCGCCCACCTGATCGAGGTTGGCCTGTTCCCGAGCCAGCATTGCGCAGCGCACGGCGTCGATGATGTGGTCGTTACCCTTGGAGTAGACAATCCGCCCGTCGCACAGCGTGTAGGTGTGCGTGGTGAATTGGTCTTCGATTTCCAGGTCATCGGACGGAAAGATGATCTGCCTGCGTTGTAGCGCACCGTTGATAAGGCTGGTCATAAATTCCTTCGTACGCTTTCGAACCTCACGTCCGTCCCGGACGGCCAGCGTGGTCATGCCCCCGAAATCGTATCCTTGCAAACGACCCGCCAGGTCCAGGTCCTTATACTTGTCCAGGGTCAGCAGTTCCTGCACCACAGCCAGTCCGTTGCCACCGTTGTCCACGCCGATTCCCGTAGCTGTGTAATATCGATCCAGCAGTGCGATGGTCTGCGCGATGTGCGGGTAAGCCACGTGCTCCATGTGAACGCGCAGGACGAGTTTGAGGATTCGGCGCTCCGCCAATTCCACCTCCTGGAACACGACGAGTTCAGTTGGATCGTTTGTGTAACCGAGATCACCTCCGATCCAGAACACGCCTGTCTGCGGCACCAGATTGAGCAGGGTCTCCAGCCGGTCATGGGTTTCTTCCTCGGATGTGCAACCACTCAGTTCGTCACCGGTGATGACCACCTTCTGGTATTCCAGGAGCTCCTGTCGACAGAGATTCAGATACTCGATGTTGAAGGCTCCATAGGATGGCTTGCCATGTTCGCCGGCGACCTCGTGTTGCCAGCCGGCGCTGTCCCGGCCGCCGTAGAACTCCAGCAACTCTGCCTCGCGCTCCTCGGACCATACCGGGTTGAGCCAGGACGGCCAGCGAAAAACCTTGAACTGCGTCGATGTGGTGAGGCGATAGTAAGTGGTATTCCTCAATCCGTTCGGAGTCGAGTAGATGCGTAGTCGCCCGCCTGACTTCAGACATTGACGCAGCGCCTTCCAGGCCTTCTCCGTGAGCCACGCACCCTCATCCACCCACACGCGGTCGACGTGCAGTGAACGAAACGCATCTCCGTATGCACCAGCGGGCCGGAAGTACAAGATCGAGCCGTTCGTGAACTCCAGTCGGAAGTACGGTTTGCGATGGATTTTCTGCTTGCCATACTTGGTGAGTGCGATACTGGCCATGAGGTCAGGGTTGCTGTCGAGCTGGAACTCGATCTCCTCAATCAGCGTATCGAGGTGCCCCTGGTGCGGAGCGGCGACTAGTCCCTGGCCCCCGTGGGTTGTGAAAGCGAAATGCAGGACATCGGTGCTAATGCAGACGCTCTTGCCAACGTCGCGCCCATCCAGGTGGATTATGTTATTCTCCCGGCAAAGCAGGTCCTCTGCCTGGTGCTGCCAATATGCCCGCGGATGGCCGTCCCGGTTGCGCAGGTATCCCTGTCCCCAGAGCACGGGGCTGGCCAGGGTATCGGCCAGTTTGCGTTCCTTGGCGGATATCCGCGCCATCAGGGCAGCCCCAACAGCAAGGCAGACCCCTGGCCCGCCTTGCCCGATTCAACCAACACATCCAGCCTTGCGGGCGCAAAAACAACTGTGGTCCCGCCGCTGCCGCAGCCCCGAATTAAGCCCTTGATATCCGATACGGCCCAGCCTGTTCGGAACCTGGTCTTTCTCCAGAAATAGGCCAGGAACGCCTTGACTTCCAGCGACTTGAATGCCTGTATGTTAATGTGCGTAACATTATGATATACAATAACTTGAACCTCTCGAAAGGAGAGAACGCCATGAGTGAAACTCTGCATGATGCCGCCCAGGCCTACCTGGAGCACCTCAGGGGCCAGGGCAAAAAGGAACGGACGCTTTATACCTACGGGAAGGACTTCGAACAGATCGAAGTCTTCTTCGGTGCGGAGCGAAAGCTGTCTGGTATTCTGGCACCGCATGTCGGCAAGTTCTTCAAGTCGGACGCTCTCTTGAAGCTGCCCAGCGGCAAGAAGCGGGCGAAGCCCACCGTTGATAAGACCATGCGGGTGTTCAGGATGTTCCTGATCTGGGCCAAAGAGACCGGCCGCATCAAGAAGCTGCCTCTGCCCAAGGATACACCCATGGGCCGGAGCCAGAAGGAAGACGAGGACGATGAATAGTGCCGTCGCCAGAGCGGCGCGGTTGATGCCAGCGCCCGATCCTGTCGAAGAGGCCATCCAGACCTTCGGTCGTAGACTCGAAGCGGACGGACGCTCGCCACACACGGTCAGCGCATACCTGCGCGACCTACGGACGTTCGCCCGAGTTCTGACCTTGATACAACCAGGGTGCTCCCTCGGCCAGGTGACTCCAGCGGTGCTTGACAGGGTCCTTACCGATCCGGCCGTCTCAGAGACAGCAGGCGGTGCACCGCGCTCAGCCGCGTCGCTACACCGATTCAAAGCTGCGGTGCGGTCCTTCTTCGCCTGGGCCGAGGAGACAGGGCTTGTCTCGGAAAACCCAGCCCGGTCGGTCACCATGCGCCGACTCCCGCGTACGCCGCCGGTGTTTCTCACAGAAGCCGAGAAGCGCAGGTTGCTCAAGGAGCTTTGCGGACGATCAAATGCATTGGCACGACGGGACCGGGTTATCATCGAGTTGTTCCTTGGAACCGGTATCCGCCTCCAGGAGCTTGTCTCTCTGGACATCGACGACGTTGACCTCGACGCGAAGCATCTGCGCGTCCGCGCCAAGGGCAACGTTCCACAGGTGAAGTTCCTCAAGTCCAACCTTCGCTCGCTCCTACGCCGATACCTCGCAGAGCGCCGCAAGCTCGGCGCTGCCAGTGTTGCACTTTTCCTCTCTAACCGTACATCGCGCATCTCGCCGAGACAGGTAGCGAACCGTGTCAAGTTCTGGCTGACCGAGGCGGATATCGAGAAGAGCCTCGGTCCTCACGGGCTGCGGCACAGCTTCGCTACCCACCTGTATGCTGCCACGTCCGACCTGCTTGTAGTCAAGCGGGCACTCGGCCACCGGGACATCTCGACTACGGAGATCTATACCCACCTGGTTGATGGCGCTCTTGAAGAGGCGCTCGAACGGCTCTGACCCAAAGACGGGTACGAGAACCTTGCGGTCCCTCGGGACCGCGTTCTCGTTCGGGGACGTGGGAAACCTTCTGGCAACGTCCACGCGGCCTCCATGTCCGCGCGCCTTGCCAATACTCTCCGACGCCTCTGCAGTGATGCGGGTCTGCAGCACGGAAGAAACGATCAATCGAAACTTCCTGGAACAGGGGTTATCGGAACTTCCTATCGCTGGCAACGCCGTAAGTCCCTGTGTTCCCGGGGCCGTTCTGCAGGCCGTCCTGGTGTTATCCGCAATCATTTTCGCGTTTTCGTTCTCTTGGCTGTTTTCTTGGCCGGTTTCTTCTTCGATTCAGCCAGCTTTTCAAGCAGCGCCGTGGCCCATTCCGCTGGGGTTGTCTCCGGTCCCTTAGCCGCCTCGCCCTCCCTGGCGATCTTGGTCGCCTTGAGGTCCTTGAGGTGGCAACGGATCATGCGGTCCAGTTTCTCGGCGGCATCCCAATCACCGGCTTCCTGCGCTCGCCCCAGCTTGAGAAAATAGACTGCCACTAGTTCGACCTGCATGAAGTCCGAACTCTTGTTGAACACGAAGTCCTGGTACAGCTGTGCGATGATGGTTTCGAAAAGCGGTCGCTCCTCCGGAGCAAGGAAGCGATCTGCGTAGATGCCGTGCACTAGGCTGTTTCGGTTGCCAGGAGCCGCGCCCTTCCCAACCCGTGACTTGGCGGCGTTGCGGTGCCAGCGGTCGAGTTGTCCTGCGTCGTGTTTGCCAATCCGGGATTTCGCTTTCTCGTCAGCCATGATCTCTGTCGTTCCGGTTTCAGCACTCCAACGTCCGGGGCGGAAGGCAGATTTCGCCCTCACTTAGGGAGAACCCCTTCATTACCTACCGACTAGAGTCGTGAAGCGTCGGGGACGATTCCGCACGGCTTTCGGCAAAGATCTGCCGGACGCGACGCGGAGTCACGCCCGATAGTCTTGCGATCTCACGCGTTGAGATTCCCTGGTCCTTCAAGGCAAGCACCAGTCTGCGGCGCTCGTGATAGAAACAGGTGTCGCTTGGCACCCAAAGCAGGCCAGTGAAGTGCTCCTGGACGGTGCGGAGCAGATCGGGCGGCAGGACATCTTTGGCATTCGCATAGTCTCGTTTCACTCTTCATTCCTTATTCTTCTCAGCCACGGTTGATCCACGTCTGGGTTGTAGAATCTCAGACGATTCTCTTTCGATGTCGTTCCGACAATCTCGATTGATTGCCGAGTTACTTCGCCGATACGCACATCGCCGTCCGCAAAGCATGCCAGCCCGTAGTCCTGACCATAAGGGAAGCGAAGAGAGCCACAGTTCTGATAGAGCCTGACTTGGCTCCATCCGAGGGAAATGGCTTGGTCGCGGATCGCGTCCACCTTGGCAATGGCCCGTGGAGACACCTCCTGTGCGAATTGACACTCGCCGTTTTTCGGGTAGAGGAATCGCGGGTTCGGCAGGGGCCTCTCCTCCGGCGCAACTTGTCTTAGCGGATAATAAATACCCTGTCCGAATGTCTCGCGCAGCGGTGGAGAATAAGCCTTCACGTCCAACGACTGAATCGCCGAAAGCAGTGACCCTTCGCCGAAATGATTAACGGCCCAAATGTGGATATCATTGAACCGGGTGCGCAGTCTGTCAAAAGCAGATGCCGAGATTCGTCCCGAGTCCGCCGCTCTCTTGGCCGACGCCATCTTGTGCTTTAACCAGGCGTAGTAATCAGGATCGAACCGACGGTAGCAGGTGTCATCGACGCTCACATCCCGGGCGTAGTACTTCGGCGTCGTGGTTTCCCATGACTCAAGATTCGTAGTTACATAGAGTGCCGCCTCCTGCGTGGTCTCTGCACCAGTCGTGACATCCTCCGCGCGGGACTGGTTATCTGACTCGGTATCCGGGACATCAAGCGGTATCGTGTCCCCGGCCGTCTGTTCCATCATGAGTTTGAGAAGGCTCACTTCCGGTACTCCAGTTACTAGGATTTCCTCGTGAGATACTTACCGGAACGAACCGGATAGTGCCGAATTGCGAAGGTGCGAAGGGTCAAGGTTATGAAAAGAACCTTCGCAGGGGCCTTCGCACTGCCGTAACTGATTGATATGAAAGACAGATATGATAAAGAGAAGGTGAAGGTGCGAAGGTAGTACAGAGAGTTATTCACGTGTGAGCAGAAAAACACAAAGGAGAACCAGTCAGAAACCGGCGAGCATGACATGCGAGTTTTTTTCTCGGGTAAGGGGGGCTGACCCCTGAAACCCTTCGCACCTTCGCACGATCAATGTAACCGTTTGTTGTGAATGGGCTTGCGGGCGCGAAGGTCCTTCGCCGTTTGCGAAGGGTATCCTTCGCATCGTCCCGGCAGAGACATGGGTTTCTTCAGATGAGGAAGATGATGTCGTAGGTGGCAGTGCGACGGACCGACTGCGAAGACCGGTTGATGGTGATTTCGAACCCCACCTCCCGGATCGTCTCAAGGTCATTCGAGAACCGTTGGGCAAACTGCTGGACGGAGTTCATGTGGAATGATAGGCCGAAGTCTTTGGATAGGCGCTTGATGGCCACGAAGAGGTCGCGGGCAAGAGCGCCCTTGATGGTAGTCTCGTCCTGGAAGTCGATCTGGTAACGTTCGAGAAACGCCGCCTTGTTCGTCTTGGCGACATTGACGGCGGTGCTCTCCCGGTCAGCCTCGAGTGCGTGTCGATAGGCCTTGAAGAGTGACACCAGGCAGGTGGCGATGGGGTTGGATTCCCGCGCGGTCTCCATAGAGACGCTGTTGAGCGACGCGATCCGATCCAGGAACTGTTGGTGGAGTTCTTCGAGAGACCGGTCAACGTCTTCCTGCTGTTCTCCCGCGAGCATCATCAGGTACATCAGGCTGAGGTAGTCATTGCAGCGGCGCTTGCTGTGGTTGCCCAATGTTCGATGCAGAAGCCGCATTACTCTCTCCTGACCGCTGCTTTGCAGCATGGCCAATACGTGGCTTGTGCGTTTCATCAAGGCAGAGACAACCAGGTCGCGATGCTCACGGATGGCGGCCAGGATTTTGGCCTCCAGGAAGCAGTCGCTCGCCTGCTCGTCCATGTCAAACCGGATAATGAACGAGCGCGACAGGATTTCGGCGAGTTCCCCTCCCAGCGGCTCGATGCCGGTCGTGTTGAGCAGGCACTTGGTCCGCTCGATCACCGTCTCGGTATCGGTGCCGCTCTTGCGTTTTTCCTTGGCGATGCCGGTGATACTGGTCAGGATGAAGGTAGTCAGGTCCTCGGTCATCTGCTTGACTTCGATGTTGTCGAGGACGATGAGCGGGTTCTGCGAACCGTCAGTGTAGTTGGCTGCGTCGGTGCTCTTCTTCTGTTGGGGCTCGCCGTAGAGCAGCGCCGAGATCAACTTGCTCGCGGTGGTTTTACCCGAACCAGCTGGGCCTTCGAACCGAGTCATCGGCCTCGTGCCGGCGAAGTCGATCAGGAGAAAACAAGACAGCCACGACAGGACCAGGAACCGGTCACCTGGTGCGCAAGTGAGGTTGTCGAGGACGAGTTCCACCAGGAGCCGGTCGGCCTCCTCGGGGCCGGCTTCCGGCAGAAAGCGGATTGGGGCCATCTTCCGGGAGCCGTCCAGGATAACGCCGTCCGCATTACCCCCGTTCTTGAGAATCTCCACTCCCTCTGGAGCGATCTTTGCGATCTCATGGTCGGTGTTGTTAAGGTTGAAATAGATCGTCTGCTTTGCCACGTCGGTGTGAAGCCAGGAGAAGTGCTCTCGCACCTGCCCGCGCTCCACCGCAAGGTTGGCTAACACATCGTAGAACGTTCTGCCGCTGGTAGTGGTCTGGACTATCCCAGTATGTTTGTACATGAGCGAGATGTAGAGCCGCTTGCGACCACGGTCGGGAGTATCCATCCACAGGATTGTATCTTCGAAAAACATAAACGGTTCCCCAAGCGGCGTGCGGAAGAAACGTGCCCCGTGAGCAATGAACCAATCATAGGCCGCCTCCGCCGCCTTCGTGTAGTCCGGTAAGCCGCGTTCCTCCTCGGTGTCGAGCAACACCTCCTCGATCCGTGCCCGACAGGAACCATGCGGTGCATCTGTGCGCCGCTTCTCTTTTCTCCTGTCCTGCCTGGCGTGCGACTGTCGATCCTTCTGCATCGCGCGGACCTCGCTGCGCAAAGTACCCAGGGACAAACCCGATTTCCCGAACCGTTCCTGGATGAGCTTCAGGTATCGATCCTGTTCCAATGGCGTCAGTCGAGCGATCTCACCAAGGACCGGCTCCAACAATCGGTTGCGTTCCTCCTCGGATACTTCGCTTGGCAACCGGGAGATGGCGAACTCAAGAGGCGTTTCGGCCTTCGCCAGCAACGCCTCAAAGTCCTGGGCCGAGTGACCCGCGGCGAAGTAGTCGTTGACGTCGATCTTGGCTTCGGAGAGCAGACGCTCGGCCTCGCGGATTTCCTCCGGAGTCCGGCCGTCGAGACGCTTGGCCAGCTCGCGGGCTCCCACCGCCGCGTCGAGAGCGAACCGCTCCCGCAATTCCCGGTGGGCGTTCGCGCGTCTTTCGTCCAGGGGGAGAACGGCAAGACGGGTTTGTATCCGGTGCTCGGAAAGGACCGCTGCGGTCTTGAGCGCGCCGTTCAAACCGGCCTGGGAGATCTCGTTGTCCTGGCAGATGTAGACCGTCTTCACGTTGCGAAGACGCGGCAGCAGCCGCTCCCAATCCGCCTCGCGGATACGAACAGTCACCGGCGAGACCGCCGGGAAGCCCTGTTCCATGAGCGAGATGCAGTCAGTCACACCCTCGGTGATGATCAACCGCTCCGGCCCGGCGAGCAGGCAGTCCTCGTTGTAGAGATGACTGTTGTCGATGCACGGGGCTATGTGCTTGCGGGTGTTTTCGTCGTGGATGGGGAGTTTCTTGTACTTGCCCTGTTCCCATGGCTGATCCGGCGTCCACGGTGTCTTGCGACCGATCATGAAAACGACGCGGCCGCGGCTCCAGTAGGGGAACACGATGCGCCGGTCGAAGAACGGATCGAGTCCGTCCTGGTTGGTCGGGCGGAATGCTCCGGACGCGGCCAGTTCCCGCGGGGCGAAGCCGACATCCTTGCCGGTCAGTTTCCGGATGACGCCCCCTTCGCTGTCATTGTCCGCATAGCCGATGAGGAGCCTATCGACCGTCTCGGCGTACAGGCCGTACTTGGATCGGAACCATTCGAGAGCGTCAGGATTCTCCTGGAGCCGCCGGTGATAGTGTTCCGCCAAGGACGTCAACACCTCGTAGACCCGCAGTTCAACCAGGCGTTCGGCTTCTGCTTCGGCCAACTCCTCAGGTGAAAGCCCGTGCTTGGCCAAAGCCGGCAGCCCCGCCTTGGCCGCGAGGAAATCGCGGGCCCGCTGATGGCTCTCCGGCATGGGCCCGCACTGACCCCGTGTCACTTGCCCCGACTGGATGAACTCCACGAGCTGGAGCACGTCGCCGCCGACGCCGCAGCCGAAGCAATACCAGCCCTGCTTGTCGAGCATGACGTGAAGAGACCGGCGCGATTGGCTCTTGTGGTTGGGGCAGTCGCATTGAAGCAGGCGGTCGGATTCGTGCACAACACGGGAGCCGAGAAGCTCCCGGGCGACCGCGCCGATATCGATCTCGGTGATCCGCCGGTAATAGTCTTTCACATTGCTTAGCCGCTCAACTGCCACCTAGTCTCCATTTCCGCCAATATCCACGCTGATTGATACTTACCGACCGGAAACACATTCTGACGGCGAACGGAAAATGTGTTGCCTTTGGTGCTCAGAAATGTTATTATATGATATTTAGTGACCACGAGTGGAGATGGAGACGGCGATTTCATGACTACCTGGTTGACTCTGGAAGAAGCAGCGAAGCACTTGAAAATCGGCAAGTCCACGATCTATCGTCTTGCTCGTGAAGGTGACCTGCCCGCCCATCGAATGGGCCGGGTCTGGCGGTTTGATGCAGAAGAACTGGACAGGTGGGTGAAATCAGGCACGATGAAAGAGTCACAACAAATGAGGGGCCGACCCAATGGCTTATAGTTTCAAGAGCGACGACAGTTTTCTGAGAAAACTCGCCGTTGGAGCATCAGGGACAAATACGACAATTGCTCGACTAAAAGAGATGGGGTTCAACCCAATAGAGCTAGAGCGCGGTTCAACCGGGTTTAAGATTTGGAAAAAAATCAAAATCAAGAGGGTGCGAGTTCCCGACATTCTGTGCTTGAACACGGGCATACGTTTCGAATCTCGCGGGAAGACCAAGCTTGAGATATCAATGTCCCACTCCCTAAATGACCCAAGGCGGGCATGGGACGCGGGCATGCGCGACGATGATCTTGTTGCAATCGTTGTTTTCGAACCGAGCGATGATTCCCCGATAGAACTCAAACAGATTTCACCAGTTCATTTCGTCAATGTTAGGGATATGCGGCAGGCATTCGCTAATGGACAGGTCTCGATTACCAAGCCAAAAGGCGTGGAGGAAGGCTCCGAAATAAGGGTGATGTGGACATGCGCTGCATCTAACCAGCAATCCGTTGTCTCTGCAGTGGAGCCCCGCAGGCTCAGCCTTACTCCAATTCCAGCAGGACGAAAGCAAACAGTCCAGTTGATCAGGAGGAAGGGCACGATAACCTTACTGCCACAAGTCAAAACAGGGGAAACCGTTGCGGCTAATCAGATAGTGGCGGCGGTAGTCCCGGTCACTACGGCTTTAGATTGTCCTGCGTCGGTCGGTGAAGCCTATTTCATAGAAAAGCTCGCAAGTGTCAATTTGAGTGAAAGATATGCCGCTGCAAAGGCGCTTAGATATAGGGGTTACAAGGCTGCCAAGAATGACCTCGCATCCAGAATGACCGATCCCGATGAAGATATTTATGTTCAGCTTGAGGCTGCGGCTGCCCTTGCCGCGCACAACGATCCTAACGGCTGGAAGTTCATGGAGAATAAACTCCGTAGCCCAGTTATGGCCGTTCCACTCGAAACTCAACTCGAGACAATCATCGTTGTGTCCGAGATTCCTGGAGTACGAAGTGAGGGGTTATTAATTGAAGTGCTGAAAGACAATAACCGTGACGAGGAACTTCGTGCTGGTGCAGCTTGGACGTTAGGACAGTTTGCCTCTGCCTTGTCTGCAACGGCGCTCGTTGATACATTCAATCTAAGCGCATTGGAAATCAAAGTTGAGGCTGCGCGAGCGCTTCTCCGTATTGCCGAGCCACAGATACACCATTTGGTGGATTTACTGAAGAATAGTGAGCCAAGCAAACGTGACGGCATATCCTGGGCTCTTGCAAGAACCGGGAAATTCAACCCGTCTGATCTAATTATGGGAGACGATCAAAACCTTCGCAGGTGGGTAAGCTACATCGTAGGTTATGGAAAAGATAATTTCGTCCAAGCTGACGTTGAAGGGATATGCAAAGCTGATCCAGAAGTCTACTTCGCCGCCAGCGTGCTGTGGCAGATTGTGGCAAGTTGGGTCCATGGTCTGGAGGAATATTAGCCATGATAAGTAAACCCCTTTATCGAACCACAAGAGGTCAAGCTTATGTCGGAGATTCTCTAGAACTGCTGGCAGAGTTACCGGATAGCAGTATTGATCTTGTAATGACCTCACCACCATTCGCCTTGCGTCGGCAGAAGACCTATGGCAATGTTGAAGAATCCGAATACGTTGCCTGGATAAAACCTTTTGGTGTTGAAGTTTTCAGAATCCTAAAGGACACGGGGAGCTTCGTTCTTGATTTAGGAGGAGCATACCGGTCGGGCATCCCGTCGCGTTCATTGTATAATTTTCGGGTATTGTTGACTTTCTGTGATGACATAGGATTTCGACTTGCCGAAGACTTTTATTGGTTCAATCCGTCTAAGTTGCCATCTCCTATTGAATGGGTTAATAAACGAAAAATGAGAGCCAAAGACTCAGTTAATACAGTGTGGTGGTTCAGTAAGTCAGATTTCCCCAAAGCTGATGTTAGGAATGTATTAGCACCGTATTCTGAGAGAATGAAGAAGCTGATTGAAGATCCGGAGAGTTTTTATAAGCCAAAGAAACGTCCGTCAGGACATGATATTAGTTCAGGTTTTGCGAGGGATAACGGCGGTGCTATTCCCTCAAATCTGTTGTCTATCCCAAACACAGAGAGTAATTCAGGATATCTTCGAATGTGTAAAGAATTTGGGGTTGAGCGCCATCCCGCCCGTTTTCCACTGGAACTTCCAACGTTCTTCATAAAGATGTTGACCGCAAAAGGGGACACTGTCTTAGATATATTTGCTGGCTCAAACACTACTGGATTTGCCGCGGAAATACTTGATCGAAATTGGCTCTCGTTCGAATTAAATCAGGAATACATTGCCTCTTCGGTGTTCCGCTTTCTTGAAGGCCAAGAGTTGGGGCTAATTAGCAAGATACTTGACATGCTCAGAGATAGCCACGCCGATTATCTGCTTCAAGATTTCGAGTATACGTTGGACCTCAAAAAGACTGAAAAGGGAGAAAAAGAACGCGGAGGTCAAACTGCATTCTTCTGATCCTAGAGTGCGATTTCCAAGAGAGGGACAGACATGACGTTGACGTGGAACAAGTGCCAGGGGGATGTTTGGTGCAGTCTGAATGATGTCGATTTGTCTCATAGTCATTTCGATGGGATGGAAGGGGTCTATGTTATTTGGTATGGCGGCCAGAATCCTGCGGTAGTTCGCATTGGCCAAGGAAATATCCGCGATAGGCTTCAATCTCACCGAAACGATCCCAATATTCAGAGGTATGCCCATTTGGATATATTTGTTACATGGGCGTCGGTGGTGGATAGCGAAAGGGATGGCGTGGAGGCATTTCTTGCCCAGCAGTTGCAGCCGCTTGTAGGCGACCGCTTTCCACAACGCCGCCCGATGTCAGTTAATCTTCCTTGGTAAGAACACTTCAAAGAAAGGAGACTCTTCAATGGCAAGATGCACAAGAACCAGAAGCTTGGAAGTTCATCACAAACGGCGGGATGGTGGCAACGATCTTGGCAACGCTATCGTGCTTTGCCAAACGTGCCATGCGAGAACATCAACTTACGGAACACCAGGCAAGACACCTCCTGTATTTGACCAGGCAACAAAAGACAAAGCTCTGAGACGCGCTGGGAACCAGTGCGAATGCACAAGTACTCAGGGATGTCACTAAATTTGTAGCGGCCAACGTAATCCGGCCAGGCGGACCCGAAGGCACAGGGTTCCTATTCCCACGTGTCGACGACAACAGAGACCCGATCCACGCCAGAATGGGGCCAGAGCGTTCTGCTCCACCCAGTCGTACTTTTCTCAGCATGATCAGCATACTGATAGCAGACTGCGACCCATATTCATCTGCAGCTCGATAGGCTGTAATGGGTCTCTTCCGGTTTTTGGCCTAGCAGCAACGAGAGGAACGTCTTCCGTTCATCCTGCCGACGCTTCCTCGCGCAGCTTGCGATTCCCCAGCGATCACCGATGATGACAGCCGTTTCCTTTGCCCGGGTGACGCCAGTATAGAGCAGGTTGCGGTGGTGCATGAACGAGTGGGCTTTGTGGACCACCACGACGGCGCACGGGAACTCGGAACCCTGCGCCTTGTGAATAGTAAGGGCGTAGGCAAGCTGGATGTCCTGCATGTTCGGCGACCCGGCCTCAATCTCCACCGGCATTCCATCGAACTCTATAACGAGCGAGCCATCCCGTGCGACATTGGTGACGACCCCCACAGTGCCGTTCATCACTCCGAGTTCGTAGTTGTTCCGTGTCTGGATGACCTTGTCGTGGGGGAACAGCTTCGGCCTGCGACCGGCCGGGACGACCGGGACTTCCACACCCCACAGTTTACACTGAATGAGCCGCTGTAACTCACGGTTCAGATCGCGCGTGCCGAGTGGTCCCTTGTGGGTTGGCGTCAACACCTGGACATCCGATATCAGGTCGAAACCAAGTCGCTTGTCGAGCACGTTCTCGAACAATTCAAGGAGGAAACGCTGGGCGTCCCATTGGTCGGTGAACTGATCCACGAGGTACCACGCACGGCGGCTAGGTCCTTCCGGCTCGCTGGTCTTGCGCACCTCACCGTTCAGAATTGATATGCTGTTTTCCTTGAGCACTCCTGCCTGCCTGACAACCTTGTCGAGAATGACCGCCGGCACAACTCGGGACTGAACGAGATCGCGTAACAGGTTGCCAGGACCTATGGGCGGAAGCTGGTTATGATCGCCGATCAGGACAACCGCAGTCGTCTCCAGATTGATCGCCTGGAACAATCGCCAGGCCAACGGCACGTCCACCATAGAGACCTCGTCGACGATAATCACGTCGGCTTCGATAGGGTTGTCCGGACCGCGGCCGTAGTCTGTGCCATTGAAACCGAGCAACCGATGAATAGTGCTCGCAGAGTGCCCGACGACCTCTTCGAGGCGTTTGGCCGCCTTGCCAGTTGGCGCGGCGAGAACGACACGCAGACCACGTTCCGCGTAGATGCCTGTAATCGCCGAGATCGTAAACGTCTTGCCGCTTCCCGCGCCGCCGGAGATGAGCGATATCGAATGACGAAAGGCGGTGACGGCGGCCTGCCGCTGGCCGTCATTGAGTTGGGGCGCGATCTGCTGCACCAGGGACTCAATATCATCTGCGTTACTGAAATGAGGATTAGGTCGAGTAGCGTGCCGAAACAGCGCCGCCAGGTCCTCCTCCATCTTACGGATGTCCGGTCGGGCGACGAGGAACCGGCCACCGTGCGCGGAACAAGAAAGCGTTTCTCCATCGATGAGCACACCCAATGCCTTTTCGATCCGGTCGCGGCTGTCAAGGACATCCATGACCAGCAGCGTGTTGCCCTGGTCGATCAACTCCTCGAACTCGATCCAGCAATCGCCTTGGTCCAGTGCCACCCCCACGCAATGGAGTATACCAGCGCGGATGCGGGCGGGGTCGTCCTTGGCGGTGCCCATCTTGCGGGCAATCTTATCGACCCGTTTAAACCCGAAGCCGCGCACCTCGCCCACGATGATGTACGGGTCGGCCTTGAGCAGACTCAGTGCGTCATTGCCGAACTTCTTGACCAGGGTCGTCACCTGGTGATGTGTGAGCCCGTAAGCGGCCAGCCAGGTGATTGCCCTGTTCGTCCGCAGCGTCTTGAGCCATTCCGCTCGGAGATTGTGTACGGCTTGGGACGGCAACTTCGCAACCTCGGCGACTCGTTCCGGCTCATCAGAGATGATCCGGTCAAAATCGCACCCAAAGCGTTCGGCGATAAGACGGGCCTTTACCGGGCCGATGCCCTTGATGTCGGGATGATTGGCAAGGTAGTTGGCGAGTCCGTCGGTGTCCAAGTCGAGGTCATATTCCATGGTCTCGACCTCGAACTGGCGACCGTACTTGGGATGTGTGATCCAGCGACCGTTTAGCACGGCGTGTTCGTTCTCGCGGGCGTAGAGCTTTCCGGCGAATTGAATCTTGTCCCCGGACGATGTTACCAACCGACCCGCTGAGAACCGCGTCCCCGCATAGAAGACAGCGTCGATCCGTCCTCGAATTGTCATATGAGCTTGTTTCAAATAACCGCCTCTCAGCAAACCACAGAGCGCAGCGCAACTCCGCACAGCCTTCTCAGTGTTCACATACCGGAATCGCTATCAGGCTGTCGGAAGCCGGGTCACTTGGCAGACTGGAATTGGCTTTGACTTTGAGGGGTTCGAGAAGCTATATTGTTCTGAGAGAATGTGATGAAAGCACTATGTGGGCGGTATGAGTCTGTGGGCGATTTGCAAAGGAGAAACGGAAGTGCGTTATACAGAAACCATGTATCCCCTCCGACTTTGTTGCAGAACATGGCCTGATACTCCGCAAATACAGGTGTTATGCGAAGATTGCCGAAGGGGTTTTATACCGCGATGCCACGGCCCAAAGGTGTTATGAAGAAAGTACATAAACAATGTTAGCATCCTTCTGAAATGAGAGGTGCTTTTGTTCAAGTTCATTCACGCAGCCGATATTCATTTGGACAGTCCATTGCGCGGATTATCTCGGTACGAATCTGCTCCTGCCGAATCCATTCGGGCTGCTTGCCGACGGGCGTTTGAAAACCTAGTTGACCTGGCAATAGAGGAGGAAGTGGCCTTTGTCCTGTTGGCCGGTGATCTGTATGACGGCGACTGGAAAGACTACAGCACGGGCATATTTCTGAGCAAACAGATGGGGCGGTTGGGGCGGCACGATATCCAAGTATTCTCAGTATCTGGAAACCACGATGCGGCAAATCGGATGACAAAATCCTTGGATAGCCCCTCGAACATGAGAATGTTTTCTTCAAAGAAAGTCGAAACGGTCAAATTGGATGACCTTGGTGTGGCGATTCATGGGCGCAGCTTTCCAACCCAACATGTGGATGAAAACTTGGTGGCGGGATTTTGCACTGCTGAAAAGGGACTTTTCAATATCGGGCTATTGCATACAAGCCTCGACGGTCGTGAAGGCCATGCCAATTATGCACCATGCTCATTGGATGACCTTCGTTCCAAGGAATACCAGTACTGGGCTTTGGGGCACATACACAAGCAGGAAATTGTCGAGGAATATCCACATGTTATCTTTCCTGGTTGCATCCAGGGCCGCCATATTCGCGAAGCAGGCGCAAAGGGTTGTGTGCTTGTCTCTGTTGACGATGGTGCCGTTTCCGATATCGACAGGATATCCCTAGATGTCTTGCGATGGTCCCTGTGCGATATCGACATAACCGACGTCGATGAAATGCGCGAGGTTTTAGAACGTGTCCGAAAAGGCATCGAGCAAGAAAAAGCGTCTGCTGAAAATAGACCTCTTGCTATGCGGATACGGTTGCAGGGGGCTACCAAGAAAGCGGATGAAATTGCAGCCTACCCTGAGAAGCTCGATCAGCAAATAAAAGCCCTTGGTGCCGAGATCGAAGGAGACGACCTGTGGATTGAGCGAATAGAGAATTCAACTACCCGCAAGCTCGATTTGGAATCCACGTTGGCTGACGACAACGCCATGGGGAGATTACTGAAGGAGATTCTGAGTATCACCAATGGCAATGACGATATCGACGGGCTGAAAGACAAAATTGCGGAACTCAGACAAAAGGCACCATCCGAGGCATTTGGCGATGATTCTGTCTTAAACCTGGATGACGAGCAAACCGTCCATCGAATTGTTGAAGAAGCAAAGCACATGTTGATCGGTAGGTTGCTGACGGTTGGAGGTGCAAAATGAGAATCGACCGTCTTGACCTGTTTGCTTACGGCCCATTCACAGATCAGTCGTTAGATCTTACTAATGGCGACTCGGGATTACATCTAATCTACGGTGACAACGAAGCTGGCAAAAGCACCTCGCTTCGAGCCCTTATTGCCTGGCTATTTGGTATTCCCGCCAGGACCAATGACAGTTTCCTGCATTCGCATTCGCAGCTTCGAATCGGGGGGCAGTTGCGACTTACAGATGGCTCCACCCTCGAATTTACAAGAAAAAAGGGGAACAAGGACACATTGCTGATGTACGGTACCAACGATCCAATGGATGATGGTTCTCTGATACCGTTTATTCCCGCGAGTATTGACGAAAACCTATTTACAAAGCTTTGGGGAATCGATCATGAAAGATTGATCGCGGGAGGTCGTGAACTATTGGAACAGTCTGGCGACCTTGGTCAGGCTCTTTTTAGTGCAGCAGTTGGGACCGCAAATCTACGAGAAGTACTGACTGCGATGCAAAACGGCGCGGACGAGATCTTCAAATCGCGTGGTTCCAAGTCGGTCATAAACCAGGCAATCGCCATCTATAAGGAAGCTCAGAAAAGAATAAAGGAAGCGACCTTGCCTGTTTCTGACTGGAAGAAACTGCAAAAAGACCTATCAGACACGATAGCGACCATTGAGAAAATAGAGAAGGATATTGAAGCAAAAGGCAAGGTGAAAAGTCGCCTGGAGCGGGTCAACCGCGTAAAGGGAGCCTTGGCTGAGCGTCGGAGCGTCTTGGGGAGAATTGAAGCCCTGGGTCAGGTGGATCTGATGCCCGAAGATTCTGAGGAAAAGAGAAGAACCGCCAGCAGCAATCTTCAATCTGCCAGTGAAAGCAAGGAGCGACTAGAAGCAAAGCTGCTAGGCTTAAAAGAGGAATCGGAATCATTAATCGTTCGAAGCGATCTTCTTGAAAACGAGGAAGCCATCTTGGTGCTTCATAAGGAACTTGGAGCCGTCGAAAAAACGCTCAAGGACCGTCCGCAGCAGGATGGTAAAAGGCGTTTGCTGCGCAACGAAGCCGAAACACTACTTAAAACTGTTCGCCCGGATGTTGGTTTGGATCAAGCTGACGATTTGCGACCGCTTCTCAATAACAAGAAATGGATTTCGGGATTAGCCCAAAAGCACAGCTTGTTGGTCCAAAACAAGGAACAGGCCGAAGCGTCCATTAAAGATATCGAAGACGAGCGTAGATCTTTACAAAGCGAATTAGACAACAGCTCGGAATCCGACATTGACTTGAAAGAGCTTAAGGCCTCGATTGCAGCAGCTCGAAAGGCAGGCAATGTCGAGCAGCGGTTAGCCGAAGCACAGAAGCAAGCTTGTGACGAAAATGAGGCATGCCAAAACGAACTGGCGAGGCTGGGAAGGTACACTGGCTCGGTTGATGCCGTATTGAAGCTATCTCTGCCAGTATCTGAAACGTTGGACCAGTTCGAAAAAGAAAATGAAGCACTGTCAGAAGAATACAAAGATACGACTCGAGAAGAGCAGGAAGTTGACGAGGAGAAAAGGCAGGCAGAACAAGATTTAAAGGCACTTTTGCTTCAAAGTGATGTGCCGACCCTTGCCGACTTGGAAACTTCGCGAGATGTTAGAACTACCGGCTGGCAGCTGATCAAACGCAAGTATATCGAACAGACCGAGGTTGTTGAAAACGAGATTTCTGAATACGTTCAAGATGACGATTTGCCATCCACATACGAGAAGAAAGTCGAGTCTGCTGACCACGTATCTGATCGCCTCCGAATGGAAGCTGACCAGGTCGTTAAGCGAGCAGAGCTAGAATCAAAGATAGAAACTCTACAATCGCGAATTGATGACCTACTGGGAGCCCTTGAGAACATAAGGGCAAGACAAAATGATTTCCAGGCGAGATGGTCCGCTATATGGGAACCGCTGAAGATAGAGGCTGGAACTCCGAGGGAAATGAAGCAGTGGCTTCTCAGAGTAGAGAACCTTATCGAAAAAGTCCAAACCGCAAAACGCTACTCAGCAAATCAACAAAGTCTCGCCGAAGAGTGCGAGCAACTGAAGCAGACCGTATCTGGTCAAATCTCAAAATTCGACTCATCAACAGACACGCAGGATATGAGCCTTGAATCCCTGATTTCGTTGTGTGAGCAGCGAGTAGAGGAAGAAGAAGCTATTCGTGAAAAGCGTCGCCAAAATGAACATCTGCTCAAAGAATCCGAAATTCGTCTAAAGAGAAAAAAGGATGAATTGAAGTCAGTTGGCGTCGATCTTTCAAGCTGGAAACAAGAATGGATAGAGGCCATAGAGGGCTTGGGATTGAAGGAAGATGTTCATCCTGAGCATGCGACCGAGACTTTCGATAACCTGTTGTCTTTCTTTGATAAACACGACAAGTCAGAGGACTTGCGTAAACGCATTTATGGGATGGATCAGGTTAAAGAGAAATTCGACGAAAAGGTATTCGAGTTTGCCGACAGCATCGGGGTCAAACGAGAAGGGTTAGAAGCATCGGCGATTGCCGCTCAATTGAATAGCGATCTGAACATGGCGCGTGAAGCCCGAGCAAGCTTAACCAAGATTGAATCGCAACTCAAAGAAATCAAACAGGAAATCGAGAATGCCGATATCACGAGCCGAAACTCCAAGGAACAGTTGGCCGCATTGAGGACTCAAGCCAAGGTCGAAACTGATGAGGAACTAGTAGAGGCCGGTGAAAAATCGAAAAACAAGCGGGACCTACAAAAAAAACTGGATATGCTCGACCAAGAGCTTAATAGAAACGGCGATGGCTTGAGCATTGAAGAACTCGAAAAGGAGTCAGAAGCATCGGAAACGGATGCAATAGAGGGTGAGCTTGAAAAGGTCGCCGGTGAGCTGAAGGCGCTTCATGGCGAACGGGACAAATTAAGAGATCACCGACAGACTCTTCAAAATGAAATCAATGCGAAGGATGGCAGTGCCCTGGCCGCAAATGCATCGGAAGATGCCGAGGAGCACCTTGCCAGCATAGCTTCGAATGCCGAACAATATCTTCGACTGCAGGCCGCCGCACTCATCCTCGAACAGCGAATCGAAAACTTCCGAAAGACAAACCAGGCCCCGGTTCTAGCCAGAGCAGGTGAATTATTCTCCAAGCTGACCTTGGGTTCCTATGCGGGACTCCGAGACGAATTAGATGACAAGGGAAATCCCATATTGCTGGGTGTACGCCCCAATGACAAAGAGGTTACTGTCGACGGCATGAGCGATGGCTCACGAGACCAGCTTTACCTCGCCCTACGCCTGGCCACGCTTGAACAGCATCTGAGCAAGGGGGAACCCATGCCGTTTGTCGTGGACGATATTCTCATTGGCTTTGACGACAACCGTACTCGCGTCTGCTTGGAGGTTCTTGCTGAATTGGCATCAAGTACGCAGGTGCTCCTTTTTACGCATCATAGAAGAGTTGTTGAACTATCAAAGCCAATTGACGCAAAGGCGGGGATTTTCATACATGAGATTGGCAGCGAAAATGTTACGGAAAGTTAACAAATCACTGCACTGGATTTGCACTCTGCTGCGCTACGCAACAGCCAGTGGGTTCAATCGCTATCCTCTCTCTCCCTTCCGGTGAAATCTGAGCAAATAGCCCTCGACGAAGCGGCAGGCGGCCTGTCGGTCCGAGCAGAAGAAGACCGGGATGCCAAAGTCGACGACGATGGAAAGAACGGTTCCGAGGACGGCGTTAGGATGCGCACCGGAACGGTAGCGTCCACCGAGGATGTCGCTGAGGTCAGCCTCAACCACAATGCACGCTGATTCATATCCGGCAAGACGCTGAAGTTCTCTCTTGAACCGTTTCCGAGAACGGATGACGGTGGAGACGAAGTCCTCGAGGGTCTTGCGCTCCACCGCCACCGAGTCCTCGTGTCCTTCGATGGAATAGTCCCCGGCGGGGAGTGCCCGACGGATGACCGCCACGGATCGGGGATCGAAGGTGTAGGGCTCCTGTTCCCGTGTGTCGACGACGACGGTGATCCGGTCCTCGTCAGAACGGCGCGAGGGCATCTTTGGCCGCCGAATCGTATTCGTCCCCGCCGTCTTCGAGCACGATGCGCCGGTTGAAATAGACGTTTTCGTTTTCGCCCCGGGTGCGCTTGGTCACCTCGATCTTGACGTTGAGCAGCTTGTCCAGGTTGTTGGGAAGCTCGGAGAGCTTATCGAGATCGAGTCCGCAGGTGTGCAGGTCCGTTTTGAGCCACTTGATGTTCTCGCGGGTGGCCATCACGTTGTTGCGCCAGAGGAGCCTTCCGCGGAACTGCGGCGCGATCACTCGAAGCGTCCACTTGAGCATCGGATTGCCCGAGGTCTGCGCGCGAGTCAACTCCACCCGCTCGACATTCACCTGGTATTTGCCGTCGGGAATAGGTTCGAACTCCCGGTCTTCGACTTCGGCTTGCGCGAAATCATCGTCGAACTGCGCAAGGTCGAGGTCCTCTGAACCGAGGGTCTGGTCGTTGTGTCCGTAATCTTCGTTCTGCATGGTTATATCCTCCATCTATGGGTTATTTACCGGCGGGAACGGGCTTCTTGTCCCGCGTATCCCCCGGTGCCGAGGTCGGCCGCGAGGCACCCGCCTTGGGCGCGGCCGCCGGCCTGTTGAACGCTTCAGTGAACTTGGAGAAGTCGAGGTCGATGGTTTCGGGCAGACGGCCCGTCCGATCACCCGCCTCGTAGTGCGGACTTGGCTTGGTTCGCATGACGCGGCGATAGGAAGTCTTTCCCTCCTCGTCCGTCACCGCCTCGAGGTCGCAGTAGAGGATGAGGTCGACCATCCCCAGCACGATCTTGCGGGCTTTGTCGGGCAGGGTCGGAACGATCCGGGTGAATTTGCCGGTGCGTGTCTCGATCTCTTTTTCCACGGAATGCGAGACGAGAAAGAGGCCGTAAGGAAGAAACGCCAGCTTGGTGAGGACTCGATGAAGCTCGTTGTTGATCAGTGCCCAGCCCTTGCCGTAGCCGAGGTCGGACTCGTGCTCGATCTTGAATTTGGCGCAGATATAGTCGCTACACATGCGGTAGGCATTGTCGATTGTGTCAATGATGACGGTCTTGAACGGATGTTTGCCTTCGGCGATCTCGCTGCATGCGGCGAGCAATTCGTCCCATGACCTGATAGGCACCTGGTACACATCCAAGGCGTTCAGTCCCGGCTCGGTGGCCAGGAACAGGGCTCCATCGGAATGCGAGCACCAGGTCGATTTGCCGATCTTGCTGCGCCCGTACACGAGCACAGTCAGATCGGCCAGGTTCTGTTTCTGTGGCGTTGTCTTTGTCGGTAACATATGTCTACTCCTTTGCTTATCCTCAAAATGCCGGAGCCTCATTCACCGAGACTTCGTCCCGCAGCTCTTCATGCGGGGGGACTTTGCAGTAAAGGTTGTCGATGACGTTGGGACTGCCGTCGGAACGGCAGAGCGGGAAATACGCGCAGGGTCGCCGATAGTGGAAACAGAAGGCGGTGTTCTGGTAGAAGACGCCGCGTCTTCGGGCATCGAGAAAAGCCTGGGTCAGCTCCCACAGCTCGGCCTGCAGCGTCTCGAAGCGGTCGCTCGAGATGTAGAGCATCTCCCGGTGGAACATGCCCGGCTCGCCGTACTTGGCGGCCAGTCGTTCCTGGAATGCGTCATCGCCTTCCGGGAGCTTGCGTTTGGCGCTGGTCTTCCCGGTCTTGGACTTTGCGATCAGATCGGCCCGCCGCGCTTCGAACTCGACCTCGGTCTCGCCGCGTCCCTGTTGCAGGCGCGCCTTGACGAGGATGTTGTAGAGCACGCCCGCGACGCGGATGCCGAGCGCCTGCTCGACGTAACGGGAGTACAGGACGATCTGGAAGTCGGTCCACAACCGCTCCAGGTAATCCGCATCCACCTGAGAGGCGGTCTTGTGCTCAAGCAGGTAATGCTCGTCACCGGCGCGGACGATTCCGTCCACGCGGCCGGCCAGAACGAAGCTCCTCGATGATGCGCCCGTGGCCGGGTTGATTATCTTCCCGTCAAAGGTTCTCTCAAGGGATACGACTTCGAACTCCTCGGTCGGGTAGCACGACGCATAGCCCTTCATCATGGCAGCAGCCAGGTGCCAGTCGCGTTTCTGGGCGTCGTCCTGATTCCGGTTCGGATAGGTCCGGTCGATATGGTCGATGACCATTTCCAGATTTCCGGTGCTGTGCCAGACCTCGAGGCATCTGTGGATTACCGTCCCGAACGCCAGGTTGTGATCCTGCTCCAGGGGAACCAGCTCGTGGAGGTAACGCCATTCGCACGCCTTTCGGCAGTTGCGGAAGAGGCTCCACATCGAGTAGGTGGTGATCGTATTCGCACCCATCAGGCGGCCCCCGTGGCTTTCAGCTCCGGAGAGACCGGATGCGCGTCTCCCACCCGTTCGACCTTGAACGCCTCTTCACCGAACTCGCGGGAAAGGAACCCGGTGAAAATCCTGGCAATGGCGCGTCCGACATCGGTCGCTGCGTCCACCACGCAGGAACGCTTTTTCGAGTCCAGGCAGAAAGACGCATCAAGTCGTACCAGGGAGCGACCGTGCAGGCTCTCGGCGGCGAGCACAGCCAGGAGCAGGGATTCCTCGACGTCCTGGATCGGGACCTTGGAATCGAAGTTGTATCGGTAAAGTTCTCGGTTCATGATCTATCCTCCATTCCGTTCAATGCGGTCCGTTGGAGAGCGCGCCCGAGCCGAATGCCGTTGGGGCTTCTTGAACGCCTTGCCGGCATCCGACCCGGTCATTACCTACCGGAAGCGACCCTGGACCGTCGGATGGTCAGAGATAGTCCTTCAGTCCCGCGTCCTCGAAGATTGCGCGCAGTTTCTTGATGGATTCATAGATCGTACCCCGCGGAATCCCGGTGTCGCGGGAGATCTCGGTGACTGTATCAGTATCTAAGCGCTCGCAAAGCTCCCGAAGCTCGGGCGGCAGTTTCTTGATTGCTTCGTAGACATCGAGAGATAGATCGCGCAACTCCGAGGTGGGTCGTGAGGACTTGCCAGTACGGCGCAGGTAGTCCTCCTGGTCGATGGTATCCATGCGCTCCACGGAGCCGCCTTCTTCATCCTCGAGCCGGTCGTTCAGGGAACACCGGCAGAGGCGGTAGTCCCGCATGCCTGCCTTTTGCGATTCGATGATGGTGGCGACCTTATGCTCTACCACCCGGGCGATGAAGGTATTGCGCTGTGCACGCTTGGGATTGTACTTCGGGAGTCGTCGGAGCAGGTCCAGGAACATTTCCTGCTCAAGGTCCTCGCGGTCGGACTCTGTGAATCCGACTCGTCCGACCAATTGTTTCGCCTTGTACTTGATGAGTTGAACGGCATATTCGTCGACTGCTTCGGGGTGATTGTCGAAACCCATTTGGACCTCCTCGTGGCCGAGGGGGCGTGGGTGCCGACGGAAGCAGTGACCACTATGAGAAGAGGCGTCGCAGGTTCACCGCGTCAGCGGCACCCACAACGCCTCCACTTCGTGGCCGGTTAGTTGTCAGGTAGCGAAAAGCTTCATTTGTAATTGGGGAGCCAACCCCCGCTCTCAGGCAGTGTTCTCCTCGAAGATCATCTTGAAAGGAAGACCGTGCTTGACTTCAAGAGAGTGGATTACTCCGTTGTCCAATGCTTCGACCTGCGCGAAGAAATCGCGCACTTGAGCCTTGAGCACGAAGTCCTGTTTGGTGACCTCCGGTCGCGGACCGTTTTCCGCGCAGAACTTGATCTCCCGGACCACCCGCGGCCGCGGATCAAGAACAAACTCGCCATTGCGGATGACGATCCCCTCGATGCGGCCGAAGTTGATGTGTTGCATCAACTCTGTTAGCTGCGTCTTCGGTAGTGAGAGGGAAGACTTGGTGGTGTCACGATTGGTCTCCTGCATATCACTCCTTCGGTATGAGGGTGGTCACAAGAGCGACGCACTGTGCGCCGACTCGCTACCCTCTGGAGCTGTTGCAGGAATTGATGGTGGGAAGTATGGAAGCGCCCGCAACTCGGTGAGCGCTCGTGTGTTAAGTCATGCCGTATGATAATTGCAGTTGCAGCATGACAAGCCAACTGCAAGAGACAAAGCTACCCCTTGAACTTCATGACTTGTTCAAGGTCGTCGGCAGCCTTCCACAGAATGGCGATTTCCTTATCCGACGGATCATTGATAGCGCGGGAGACCGATGACTCGTGGATGTTTAGTTGCGCGGCAAGCTGTTTCTGGGATGGCCGAGGCAACAGAGCGGAGCCAAGCCCGCGATCACGTGAATTGAAGGCATGATCACGTGCCGCCCGAAGGTGTTCTCTCAGTGCCTGCCTAATGGCATCGATAGTAGCTGCGCGCGATGCGCGCTTTTTGGGTTTCTTCTTGGCAACCTCTGCGATCTCAACGACCAGTTGACGCTCAATGCCGTCAACATCAACGGCAATGCCCTTGTCGCAGAGACCAATTACAGTTCGCAACTCGATGACGGACTCACAGGGTACTTGCAGAAGGTATTCGTCAGGAGGCTGTCCAAGGAAGAAGATGACCGGTGAGCGCCCCTTTGGCAACACATCGGCAAGCTGCGCTGCGTCGGGCCATCCCAACCCCCTGGCCACCCGAATAGTCTTGGACTTACCTGCAAGAGCCGCACGTCCCAGGTTCCAGACTCGACCAGGAAAGACTTCCTTGACACCAGGCGACGCTGATAATGCCAGCGACAAGGAAAGGAACAATGGCAGATAGTCCACTGACCACTGCATCAAGCGTTCGCGCGGTACCTCGACTCGACCGTTCTCCGGACACGTAATGAAGAACCGGGTCACATGATCCGGATATGCAATCCGGTCCACTTCTTCGACGTGTCCTTCTGTACAGGCATCGCAGACTACGTGCGTCGCAGTAGCTGCTTGCTTGACAAGGCCAAGCCCCATCAGGCGGTCAAGATCGGATTGTGAGATTGCCTCCAAGTCCTCTAAGACGAGAGCTGGAGACGGATTATCTGCGCAGCGCCATATGAGGTCAAGTGGATCAGGTGACATCAATCTTCCACCTCTTGAGATATTTCTCGCCAAGAAGCCGTAGTTCTTCGCGCTTGCTCTTCAGGTCGCATGAGTTCGGATAGGTAACACTGAACACGAGGGAGTTGCTACGGGCATTTCCATTAAGTTTGAAGCTAAACGTGGCCTTGGTCACGTGCAAAATAGATTTCGGTAGTCGCTTGCGGTTCAGATCTTCTTCCAGCATTTCGTAGAGGTGGTCCGCCCCTTTCTGTGGATCAGGCTCCAGGGTGATACGTCTGCGCCGCCGTCCCAGAATCGAGAGGCGCATACATCGAATTGAAACTTCCTCGATACCGTCCTCCGGATCTGTCGGGAATGGGAAGCCCCGCTCCATGAGCACATCGAGTTGGTAAGGCTTTACGTTTGGGTCCTCAGGCGCGAGATGCTCGCCAAGGATGGTTCGACAAAACACGCTCTGAAGAGGTTCAACGACTTTCTTGCCGCCCTTGGCATACATTTCGAGCGTGGCTGAGTCATGGTCGTACGCGAAGACAACTTCAAAAGCCCGCCGCTCGGGCATCCGCTGAAAATTGCCGACGTCGTCGAAATTGATATAGGTATTCGCGTAGTCACTCAGGTACACAAAGTAGTAGTGATGATTACTGCCGCGCGGGAAATAATCGACTTTGCAGTGGTGCCCTCGCCCTTGGCGGTCACGGTAGAAAGCCGACATTGCGTCCTGCAGCGTCCGCAAGGCTTCGGCATCTGTCTTGGGCTTAGCCAAGGGCATGTTGCCACGCTTTATCCAGGATCGCCCACCGGAGAGGCTATCCGCTTTTGCAAACCGGATAGCCGGTTCCCAGACGTTCGGCCGGTTCATGAAGCACCAGATTGCCTTGTCATAGCGGCTGTCCATGGAGTCAAGGATGGAAGACATGTCCTCTCCGTTGTACTGTCCCTCCTCGATTATCACTCGCAGCCCGTCCTCGTTTGCCATCGAGTGGACATCGTGGAAAATGATCTCTATGACTTTGCGCGGCCTTTCCGGCAGAAGCTGCCAGGCGTCAAAGATACCATCTATTTGGGTATTCGAGAACATGTCCCATTCGACGTCGAGTGGATTTTCTTGATGTTCGAAAAACTCCCTGAGCAACGGGTTCGAAACCTGTCGCAGAACCCGTTTGGGATTGAACTGCTGAACCATCGTTTCAATCTCCTTATGCTATATACTATGCGTAACTAGTGGCCTAAACACTAAACGTCTAGGCCAAAAAAAGAGAAACAACCTTATGATCGCCGCCGCCTGGTCTTTGACAGATTCGTTACGGTGACGTTCATGTTCTTCTGCCGGGCGCGTTCCATGGCCAAGTCCATATCTGACTGCGGGACGCGCAGTATCTTCTGCTTGTTAACCTGCGTCGACAATCGAGATAGCGCCTGATCGATTTTCCTTGGAGTGCCGCCGCGCTCGACTTCAATGGCTGTGGTGCCGAGAATAGCATCAAGTCTGCGTCCGCCAGAGATGGGCACCTCCGTGCGTGCGGCCCTTCCCTTGCCCTGTTTGTGAGATCTGCTTTCTGACATGATAATGTCCTCCTACAAGAATTACGGTTAAGTGGTAAAGAGACCAGGCCCCGGTTGCTCCGTTCTGATCAGCCCGAGCCCGATCAAACGAATTTGCATAGCCTGCCCGGAAACGTTGAACTTGCGGGCAAGTTCACGAGCGACGTCCACTGTTGGCAGTTCATCCTCGGTCAAACCCCATTTTGCGGAAAGGTCAGCCATTTCATCCTGTGCGATGTAGGGAGTCCTGCTGCCACGCAATGATTCCCATGCCTTGAACACCATGTCCTTCGGTATTAACAGGAAACCCGAGAACGTGTCTGCCTGCCACTCCATTGGCTCCTTGCGAGAGCCGGTCCGACACACAATTGATGGTTTATCAAGTTTGCCGAATAACGAAGTCTGATCCAGGTTCTCCATGAAGAGGTGACGGTGCAACTCCCAGTGTCCGACTTCATGGGCGACCGTGAAACGGTAGCGGCCTTCCTTTGATGGATTCTCAGTCGGATCGAGGGACTGGTCTATTAGCACACGTCGGTCTTGAACCCACGTAGCGCCAAGTGCGTCCGACAGGGCGAGTTGTTTCACCAGATCGTCAAAACCAAGGCTAAGCTCCAGGTGTGCTTCAAGGATTTCTTCGACCGGGATCGGCGGCTCCTCAACGACACCGTATTTCTGGCCATACTCCCCAAGCAGCTGCAGAGTCGCCCCTTCGATTTTGTCCACGGGTAAGAACTTGACCTTGGTCATTATCGCCTCACATACTACTTCTTTTTCTTCTTCTGAGCCCGCTCTGCAAGCTCACGAAGCTGTTTGTCGGACATCCCCCGCGTACTCCTCAGCAGATCAGGTAGTAGAGAGGGTCTCTTGCGGATGATTTCACTCAGTTCCGGATCGACCCGCCCAGCAAGCGCAAGTAACTCGTCAGCGTCCACGCCAAGGAGTTCAGCCATTCTCATGATCTTCTCTGGCCTTGGCGGGTCGAACTCACCGCGCTCCACTTTGCTTAGAAACGTCGGACTAATGCCAACGGCATCGGCGAACTTCCTCAATGTGAAATTCGGGTCTGTTTTGGCCTTCGCCTTTCGAATTTCACGGAGGTGATCGCCGAATTTCTTGTTTCCTGCCATGACCGGGACCTCCGTGTAATTAGCTTTCAATGCCAAGCAGGGGCAAGCCCATTGGCGTCGCCGCATCAAGGATCAAGTGACTGACGTAGGCTGCCGATGCCACCACCGTCGCCATCTTTTGCTCAAGAGTCATCTGTGTCGACTCCAAGGCTCTCTTGTTTGCGTATGCAATCCCCATCAGCAACGCAACGCTATGAAAGGGACCTCGGTGATTGGGGAGTAGGGCTGGTTCAAGAACATCAGCACTGATCCCGACAGCAACTCCGCATCCTATTGCGGCTGTCACTCCTCCCAGGGTCCAGTCCTCATTCTGAGACTGCTTGACCAAGCCATAAATGGCCAGCCCGGCAAGCGCTCCAACTGCGGCATGTGTACTTCTATTCGCCAATACTCATTCTCCTTAGTTTAGATACGTCATCTGGCGTCCTGTATTCCGTGTACTTTATACTAAACGGCGGAAGTCTTGTCAACACATTTTTCCGATGAAGCAGAAGGGAAGACAGGTGGCCGTGTAACACATGGTGCTTTATGAGGTTATGGGGGATTTGGCGAAGTGACGGGGTGCCGGGAAACGGTGAGTCGCGCAGCGGGAAAGGCTATTGATGGGATTGGGAGCGATCCTTAACCAGCCTTTCCCACATCTTGCGCTGGCGGTGCCAGTGGGGGACGGCGGCGATGGGGCGGACATCTCTTTCCTTGATCGGATCACGGCCCGTGATCGTGCGAGGAAGAAACAAGATTTCCTCCTGGATGTCCGGGGCAAGATTCAAGAGACTCATGATCTGGGTGATGCGGGCTCGCGTCACGTACCCCAGGCGGGCGAGATCGGCATAGTCACTCACCTCGTTGTTTCGGATCAAACTGGCGAACCGAATCGCCAGCGCCATCAATCGTGAGAGACGGGGCACATTGCCGGCCTCGACGTTCCGCCTTTCAGAATCCGGCTCCAATGCCCGTTTCACCCTGGACTGGTTCCCGCTCTTGGGCCGAAAGGTCCAAGTCACTTCCAAAGCAGTGGAGCCTGGATCGTTCTCAGTCACATCGTCATGCTTCATGGTAATCTCTCCCCGGTGGATAAGTCTTTTCTTTCGCAGAGTGCCTTGATGCCGAGCGACCGGAATGTCACCTTTACACTACCATCTCTGCCGTCGTATCCGATGCGCTCGATAAGAAGCTTGATGACCCGAGATTGCTCCCGAGAGTTCAGTGATTCCCAAATTGGCTTGAAGGCCGACAGGGACCGTGCTATGTCCTCCTCGTCTATCGCTTCCCTCTGCAGTGTGATGATCTCCTCTTCGATCTCGGTCATCCGCTGTTCGGCGCTACGAATCTGGTCCTGGAGATCAGCCAGTTGATCGATTTTGGGGCTATCGACTGAAATGCTTGCTGGTTCCCCGATGAGCTTCCGCAACCTTAGATGTAGACGCCTAAGTTGTTTCTTCTGGATGAGTCGTTCTCGGTTCAGGTCTGCCAGACGGTTTTCCGTCTTTGCCCGGACCCGCTTCACCGTCTCTGCGATAATCTCCTGGTTTGAGCCGATCCCATGAATATGCTCAACGATGAATGACTCGATGTCGTGGGCGTTGATAGATTTGGTGGGGCATGCCGACCACCCTCGCTGCTGGGCATTGAGGCAGACGTAATAGCGGTAGCGTCGGCTTCCCTTGGCGGTGTAGGTGTGCATCATGGCGGTACCACAGGGGATGCAATAGAGCAGCCCTCTCAGAATTGCTCCGTGCTTGCTGGGCATTTCCGCCCCGCCGCTGCGAGCGTTCTTCCGCAACAGGTCCCGGGCTTGTTGCCACCGGTCCTCGCTGATGATCTGTTCGTGTTCTCCGGGATAAACCGAATCCTTGTATCTTACCTTTCCGGTATAGACGACATTTGTGAGCAGACGGAAGAGGCCATTCTTGGTGAACGGCTTGCCTCCACGCTCATGTCCCTTCTTGGTAATCCAGTGTTTCGTGCGCCAGTCACGTCGGTTGAGTTCCTGCACGACTGCGAGTAACCGCTCGTGCTCGAGATACAGGTCGAAAATCGCGCGAACCCGCTCAGCCTCTTCTGGGTTGACGACTAGTCGACCAGCTCGTGAGTCAACATCATAACCCAACACCGGCATCCCACCGGTCCATTTGCCCTTCTTTCTCGACGCTGATATCTTGTCTCGCGTGCGCTCGGAGATGATCTCACGCTCGAATTGTGCGAAGGACAGCAGAATGTTCAACGTGAGCCGACCCATGGAACTGGTCGTGTTGAATTGCTGGGTGACAGAGACGAAACTCACCCCGTGTTTGTCGAAAAGTTCCATGATTCGGGAAAAGTCGAGTAGTGAGCGACTCAAGCGATCCACCTTGTAGACCACTACGCAATCGATCTCTCCTCTTTCGATATCGGAGATGAGTCGTCTGAGCGCCGGGCGTTCCATGTTGCCCCCGGTGAAACCGCCGTCGTTGTAAGCATCGGGTTGACAAACCCAGCCTTCATGCTGTTGGCTCTTGATGAACGATTCGGCCGACTCCCGCTGAGCGTCCAGGCTGTTGAACTCCTGGTCAAGCCCTTCGTCTGTGGACTTACGGGTGTAGATTGCACAGCGGACAGTGCCATTGTTGCCCGGGCTTATGCTTCCTGGCGGTGAGTAAGCCTGACTTCCCGTTCTCATTCGTGTTCGTCCCTCCTTTCGGCCGCCTGGTGACCGCTATCATATGCATTGCTTCCGGTGAGCCCGAAGAAGACGAAACCATTCCACTTGTTCCCGGTCACCTCGCGCGCAATAGCACTGAGCGACTTGAAGCGGCGATCTTCGTACTCGAATCCCTCGTCGAGGACCTTGACCACAACCGTCTTGTGCCTGAACTCGCGAACGAGAAGCGTGCCCGGTAAAGGCAGTCGAGAATCGCGGGAGGGGTTGAGCCGTCCGCCTATAGTCCTGCTGCGCATCTCGGCAGACCCGTACTTGTATGGATCGCGGGGAGTACGGATTCTCAGGTCAGCATCATTGGCCAGTTCCTCGGCCCGGCGACGAGCCCGTTCGGATAGGTCGCCTTCCGACAGGGACTGCAGTCGCCAGGCGATGCGTTTGCGCAAAAACTCTTTGTGGTACGAACGTGTCTCCTCGCCGAACACATCAAGGTACTTTTCCTTGAGTTCCCCAACGGTCATTCTGCCTAGTTCCTGGACCTCCTTGTAAGTCTCTGCGTTCATATTCAAACCTCCATTCTTCGAAGCGCTAAGTTACCTCTGAATGAAGGCTTCGGTGGCCCGAACTATCAAGACGATTCTCCGTAACCGGCTCAGATTCTGTGACTTGCGCTACATCGTCGGTGGTTTCCGAGTGGTCAGAAGACACGGATGTGCGCCTTGACTTGAGATATCTAAAACAACCTCCGGCCAGGATTGAGGCAATCTCTGTCGCAACCTCGTCGGGTTCCGTCGGTAGGTGATCATCGTTGTCCATGTGTTCCTCCGTCGCAGGGGAGGCACACGACCATCCCGCTGTCTGGTTTTCCAAGTCATGCCGTGACGACCGCTGGTCCGGCATCCGACAGATACCTACCGGAGGTGTTCGAGAACTGTCGAGGCGGGTTCGCCAGAGGCCATCGACCTGTTAACCAGCGGGAATCTGGAAATGGAGAAACGGAGAATTAGGAGGAGATATTCGCGGGCGTCGAACGCAAAGGGACCAGTTTGTTTTTCACCCCGGAAGGAACGTCTCGGAATGGAGAATCAGGGCAGATGTACGAAAGCGTGTAACCCCGCACGACTCAAACAGAAACGAGAAAGCCCCGACCGGGTGTCCTGTCGGGGTTTCGCGTTAAACAAAAACCGCCAGAGTTGGCGGTTATAATTTTGGCTCCCGTGGCTGGACTCGAACCAGCGACCCGCTGATTAACAGTCAGCTGCTCTACCGACTGAGCTACACGGGAGTATGGTTGAGAGACTTCAAAAAAACAACAAG